CATCATTTTAGTCTTGCTTTTTCACCCCGGACCCCGTACCCCGTAACAAGGTATTTAAAAACAACACGTCCCTTTCCCTGAATTTGTTTTCCCTTGAATGTTTCCCCGAAAGACTCCATGTTAGGGCCAATGGAAACGAAAACGAAACGCCATCGCCGACGTGCCTTTGACGCCCAAACGCTCAAAGAATATGCCGAACTGGCCGCACTCCGATTAACCGATGAAGAGATTTGCGCGCAAATGGGATGGAATTATCACAGCTTCAAAACGTGGAAGTGCAAAACTAAAAATGCCCCGAAACTTGCTAACTTGCTCGTGCGTGCTCGATGTATGAAACTGAAAGCTCATTTGCAGAATATTGAAGAAGCGAGTCGCGGGGAAGGCCCGCACGCCCGGGCGGATTGGCGCGCATCATCGTTTCTGCTCGCCATCGCTGATCCTGCCCGTTTTGCTACGTCGTCACAAGCGCCCACAACGAGCACCACCACCAACAATCAAATTCTCGTGAATTGCGGTGGAGAAGATGGATTGAAGAAGCTGATTGAGTCGTACAGTCAGGGAGTCAAAGCCATTGAGCCAGCGCAACCGATGAAGAGATTGCCGAATCCCGACACCCCAACAGGTAGTGTGTAGCCCCGTCTTGTGGTGTCTCCGCGTGCTGAATTGAAGATAATTCAGAGACAAAACAGGTAAAATCTTCATTAAGTCATTGCAAATAAATGGTTTACGTCTTGTGTAACCATGCGAATATAAGTCATATTGTGTATCTTTAATTGATACGCCAGCCGCTCACGTCCCGATAGCCTCCGGACGCCCGAACCCCGATAATTCATATCCCCCACCGCCCTTCCGCCACACATGTCACCTCTTAAATTTTCCATCCCCCTATTGGGAAGAGCTTGCAAGTGTTGGTATGGTGTGGTTGATTGGAGTCGGATGAAGACGTTTGAAATAAAATTAAAGAGAGGGATGAATTGTGAGTAAAATTGACTGGCGTAAAAAGAAGTCGGTGGATAAATGCGGCGCGACCCGCAAGCGGATTTTCAAGTCACAGGAATCCGGGCTTGAATTTTCATCCACCTTCAACGATGCGGGTAAGATGCGTTGTTATCTGTGTCCGCTATGTGGCTTCTGGCACCTGACGTCGCAACCACTCCGATCCTGATGAAAACCCGCATCATCATTGTGACGGTTCTGATTTCAACCCACGCCTTTGCCGGGTTGGGGGACAAGGGGCTTCATGTCCCGTCTGCGCATAACGCGGCTCACCCCAATTCGACACACTACCTTCATGCGTTGGGCGAGATTGAATCTGGCGGGGATGATTTTGCGATTGGGCGGCATGGGGAGGTTGGGCGGTTTCAATGTTTGCCGGCGGTATGGCGGAAGGCGACTGGGAGGCCATTGGCGGACGCTGTGAACCCCGCCATTGCGCTGGTGGTGACGCTGGGGATTATCCGTGCGCGGACGGGGCGGGACCCCTCAGATCTCACACCGGAGCAGTTCTGTCGTGCCTGGCATTGTCCATCAGCGAAGCGGTTAAACCGGGAGCAGCGGGATTACGTCAATCGGTTTTTGAATTTGGAGAAGCGACTTGGGCGTGGTTGAATTTTATGAATGACCTGCCAAAAAAAAATCTCAAGCCTGTAAAAACGAAGGTTGTCAAAAAGGAAACGCTGCTGGATATTGCAATCAGGGAGTTTACGATTGATGCGGCTAAACACGGTTGTCCTCAGGATCAGGTTTTTAACTTTCTAAAGGCGGGAGTATTCATACAGGCCAAGCAGTTGGAATTTGCGGCGACGGCGCGGACGTGTGATTTGCCGGACGGCCCGAAGACAATTCTTTGCGGGGGTGGGCGCGGATCGGCTAAATCGCATGGAATTCTGGCACAGATATTTTGTGACGACTGCCAGCGGATGCCGGGATTGAAGGTGTTGTGTCTCCGCAAGGTGGGCCGGGCGAACAAGGAGCAGATTCAGGATTTCCGAAAGAAGTTGCTGGGCGGGTTGCCACACAACTACCGGGAACAGGCTTCGACGATCACGTTTGAAAATGGTTCGCTGGTGGTGCTTGGAAATTTCAAGGACGAGAAGGACATTGACAAGTATTTGGGGTTGGAATACAACCTGATTTACATCATGGAGTCGAACCAGCTCACGCAGAGCAAGAAGCTGAACATCGTTTCGTGTTTGCGGACTAACAAGACGAATTGGCGGACGCGGGTTTATCAGGACACGAATCCGGGTGGGATTGACCATGTGGCGAACAAGGCGCTGTTCATTGATGGCCGGTGGCTTTGGAATGGGGTCACTTACGAAAAGATCGGGGTGGAGACGGAGACGCGTTATATCCACTCGACGGTGGATGACAATAAATTTGTGGACGCGGAATACAAGACGAACGTGTTGGAGAAATATGTCGGGTGGCAGCGGGAGGCATGGCTGCATGGGAATTGGGAATTCATGGCCGGGGCGTTCTTTTCAAATTTCCATGCAGATGTTCACGTTTATCCGAATCCGGTGACGACACTGAATGAGCGGGCGATCACGAGGTGGTTTGCCGGATTGGATTACGGGTATTCGCATCCGACGGCATTTTGCCTTTGCTGTGAGGATGAGGATGGGAATGTTTTTGTGGTGGCGGAGTATGGGGCCAGCAACACGCTTATCGAGGAACACGCGGCGAACATCCGGGATTTGTGCGCCCTGCACAATCTGGACGTGGGGGATTTGGAATTCATTGCCGCCGGCAAGGATTGTTTCCGGGTGGACAAGGATGGCTCGACGGTGGCGACGGAATATCAGGAACGGGGAATCTTGCTGACACCGACGCAGATTGACCGGGTGAACGCATGGAGCCAGGTGGCTTCTGTGTTTGGCGACATCCAGCATCAAATCAAGCCGCGGTGTTTCATTCACAAGAATTGCGTGAACCTGATTCAGCAGATTCAGAGCGCGCAGAGCGACCCCAAGAAGCCGAATGACATTTTGAAGATGAATGCCTCGTCCGAAGGCGACGGATCGGACGGTGACGATTACCTGGAAAATTTTCGGAACGCAATCGTAATGGCGTATTCCTCGCTGCTGAAAAACTGCAAGGCGGTTCAGTCCGGCGGATTCAAACCTGTTGGAAGCAATGAAAAGTTCGGACAAATCACTGATATTTCAGAAATTATTGAGACGGCGGAGCGGGAAGACTTGGAACGGAGGTCTTCTGTTTCGCTTGCGGTCGGTGGCTATTTGATGTAGAGAGGGGTGATATGAATTTAGCCGTACTGCCTCCAATCCGGGAAGAGTTTCGAAAGCAACCGCTGGGAGCTTATCGGGAAGAGCGAGAACCGACACCCGCTGAGTTGCGGCTGTTGCAGGAAATTCAAGCGAAACTTTCTGGACTAGGCGAGCCGCCACAACTGGGTAACCGGGTCACTCTGGCGGACATTCAAAAGGCAATTCGGATGTCTGAAATCGGAGAGCCTTATTTCATGTTCGCGCTGTTCCGGGACATGATTCAGAATGACCCGCATTTGCAGGCGATGATCGGCCAGCGGGTGATGAGCTTTATTGGACAGCCGGAAACCATCGAGCCGGTGGATCCGAAAAATGCCGAGGACCGGCTGGCGGCAGAGTTCATTGAGGACATCATTGCCAACTGCGAGAACTGGCGGGAAGGCATCATGCACCTGGCCCAGGGTCACATCTGGCCGCTGGCTGGAGCGGAAAAGATTTACGGACGGGTGGAACCGGAAGACGCCTATAAATTCCGCCATCCAACAACGTGGTTTCTGCGGAAGCTGCACCCCATACCGTGGCCGCTGTTCACCTACCGGGTGGCGTATTGGAACATCAACAGCATGGGGGCATCGGACGGCGGGTTCGGCCTTTTTGACACGTCCTCGACCGCCGGACATTTTGAGGTTCCCGGCATGAACGGTTCACAGACGGGGACGAACGCGCGCGAAGTGCTGCGCTGGGACCCGCAGGACTGGCACCCTGATCTTCGGTTTTACAATACCTACGACAATGGCCTGATTGATTGGACGATGGCGAACTGCTACAAGGCTGACAAGGTTCGGCATGTCATTCATTCAGCCCAGGTGTCAACATCAGGCATGAAGGATAATTTCGGCAGCATCCTGCGGTCGCTCATTCCAATCTGGTTTTACAAGAAATCACTGCTCGACTGGTATATCCAGAAAATGGAACGCTATGGCGGGCCGTTCATGGTGGCTACGGCGAATCTTTCAAACAAGAATCTCACCGATCAACTGTCCAAGTCGTTCAAGGAATCTTCCGTCATCGGCGGCCTGCTGGTTCCACCTGGAACAAAAGTTGAACTGAAAGAAATCCAAGTCAGTGGCATGTCGGATGGTTTCGCCAAGGGTATTGACCTGCTCAACATGGAAGAGACGAAGGCGATTTGCGGCCAGACCATGTCCACGTCCGACAAGGGTAACGGCATGAGCGGAGGCAGTGGCAAGGCGGAATTGCAGGGTGAAGTAAAACAGGAATGGACACTGTTCGACAAACGCTCGATGGACAATACGGAAAGTGGACAGATTTTTTCTCCGATCCTGAGACTCAATGGTTATCGTGGCCGGTGCCGTTCACAGCGCGGAGGGTTGTCGGCGGCGGCATTGGGTGGCATGGCGAACACGTTCCAAAAATTTGCGATGGCCGGGGCATTCATTGACGAGTCTGCTGAAGATGAGTTGACCAAAATGTGCGGGATCAAAATGAAGGTGAAAGATTTGCAGGCGCTGGCCGCGCAGCAGCAGGCGGATAAACGCAGCAATCAGGGCGATGATAAATGAACGTCGTCACCGATGAATGGAGCGGTTTATTTTCCGAGCTTGAGGCGCGGATCAGCGACGATGGACGGCAGTCGTTATTGTCGGCTGCCATTGAGGATGTGAAGGTGGTAACGTTGGCAAATTTCGGTGAGTTCAGCGATGGCATGATGAGGCCATGGCATGAAGAACTGCTTCTAAGCAAAAGCTACATGGCGGCATTAAGCAAGGCAACGGGCCGCACGGTGGCGACGTTGGAACGCAGTGAGGATGAGCGGGAAGCATGCGAAGGAACTCGGTGGAAAGGCGGGCGGGGAGCGCACTTGAAGGACAGCTTTTTCACCTTTGGCGGAAGTGATTCCTGCACGCTGATAAACATTTCAGAATACGCCTCAAACCAACAGGACGGTGAAGGGGTTCCCGCGCGCCCGTTCTTTCCGGTGAGTTCGAATGGACAACTAGAAGAATTTATGGAGAAAAGAATTTTCTCAATTCTGGATTCACATTTTGAAATATAAGACCCCAAGACTATAAATAGTCTTGGGGTCTGCAACCATACCCGGCACGAACTCTGCCTGCTCCGCCGTGCCGAACCGAACCGTTTTTAAGGCCAATATATTCAGACCTGCTGTTTAAAATAATTCCAACCAGTTTACATTTCATAACTCACGCCGTTTTCTTCGGCTTCTGAATCTGCACGATCACCGTGCCTTTGATTACGCGCTTGGTTTCGCCTTGGTCAATCGTGACACCTTCGGGGGTGACGACGGCGGAATAGCCTTCGATGATTTCCGGCTGCTTGCCGGGGTGCCACACGGCGATTTTTTGCAGCGTGCGGATTTTTGATGGAGTGGTTTTTTTAGGTGGGAGAGTTGCGATTTTTACTTTCATAAATTATTTCCGATTCTGGATTTCGGCGGCGACTTTCCTGATGACCGACATGTAATTTTGCATGAACACATTCACAGGAACACCGGCTTTGTCCGCTGCCATGATAAAATAAATCTGACGCATCCCCAGTTCGGTGGGTTTGTTTTTCTCCTCCTCCCAACTTTGATATGTTCCCAAACTTACACCAAAAATGTCGTTCACCTGTTTCTGGCAACGGGTTCCGCGCCACTCCTTGAGATCGGATGCAAAGCTCATTTAGGAGACTTTACTACCCGTCAATCTTGCTTGTCAAACACTTTTAGGCGAAAAATTAACCAATGGCACACGAACCAAATGTGGTGAGCTTTTACGCCGCGATTGAGAAATTCGACGCGGCGGCGGATGGTTCGCTCATGGTTTCCGGGATCGCCTCAACCGAGGCCATTGACGCGGATGGTGAAATTGTCACGGCGGATGCGATGCGGAAAGCCCTGCCGTCCTACCTTCAAACCGGCACTGTCCGCGAGATGCACCAGCCTATTGCCGCCGGCTGCCCGATTTCCGCCCATGTTGACGACGATGGCCGGACACACTTCACCGCGAAGATCGTTGACGTTGGAACCATCGCAAAAATCAAGTCGAACGTCCTAAAGGGTTTTTCCATCGGTGGCAAGTCTATTACGAAGGTTGGAAATAAAATCACCGAAATTCTGCTCCGTGATATTTCCGTAGTGGACATCCCCAACAATCCCGAATCCGTTTTCTCCATCATCAAGTTTGAGAAGCCCGAAGAAAAACACAAAACCGACTGCGACTGTGCCGACTGCAAAAAAACCAAAACTGAAAAATTTATGAGTGACGAACTGATTCAAAAGGTTGACACCCTGACCGCCACGGTCGAGGCGCTGGCCAAAACTGTTGAAACCCTTTCCAAGGTCGCGCCGGTTGCGCCGCCTGACCTGACCAAAGTCCTGACCGACATTGGCGACTTGCAGAAGTTCGCCGCGGGCGCAACGCAGGCGGTTGAAAACGCCGAACGCACCACGGTCATTACCAAGATGCAGCTTGAGGGACGGGTGGCTTTCAATGAAAACGGAGTCGCTTACAAGACCGACGAGCTGCAAAAGATGGACCTGACCCTTTTGAAATTCGCCGCCCGCAATTCGCAGGTCATTCCACTGGTCGCCCGCGCAACCTACACCGGCAGCGGCACGCCGCCCGAAGGTTTTCAATTCAAGGATGCCGCTGGAAAGGAACTTGGAGCTGATGAGATTATCGAAAAGGCGTGGGGCACCAAATACGGCGACATCAACAAAATGATCGCTTCAACCCAGAACTGAACTGAATTTTTATGGTAAACCAATTTTTAACCCTGAAGGACATCACCTCGCTGGATCATCTGACTGACCCGGCCTCGGTGGGTTTGGTGAACACCATCGTCAACGTTGCGCCCGAATTGAAGGTCATTCTTGGCCGTCCGATTCCGGGCATTTCGTATGACGCGACAATTCTGACAGCTGCCGGTTCCAACGGTGGGTTCCGTCGGGCGAATTCCGGCGTGGCCGTTTCCGCGCCTTCCCTTGATGTGAAGCGGTTCAACTGCTTTGCCTGGGACGTGCAGAACTCCGTGGACGAGGCAGTCTTGATTGAGCGCCAGTCTTCTGGTGAGACTCCCGCAACGGTGTTTGGGACGATTGCCAAAGCCAACGCGATTCAGGAATTCATCAAGCTTGGTCGCCAGTTCTACGGCGGCAGTTTGGTTGATCCGCTCGGTTGCCCTGGCATGGTGGATTTCCTCTATACCCAGCGCACACAGTTGGATTCCCGCACTGGCCTCAAGATTGACCAGGTGATTGACGCCGGCGGCACTGGTTCGAACTGCGAAACCGCTTGGTTCATCAACGTCGGCGCGCAGGGTGTTCACTGGCTCTGGGGTCTGGGCCGTGGCATTGTGATGAATCCTTGGATGCCGCAATATGGCGCGTCACCGGACAGCACGGCAGCCAATCCGTTGCGCCAGCGCCAGTGGAATTCCAACATGTTCGGCTTCATCGGCACGAGCATGGCGAACCCGCACAGCATTGGTGCCATCATCAACATTGACAACACCATCAAGACGGACGGCACTTACACCGCACCACTGACGGACAAGTTGGTTGCCCAGCTTTATGCAAAGTTCCCGATTGAAACCCTGACGGATGCGAATGTCTGCATGGCGTCGAAAAACACACTAGCTGGATTGCAGAATGCCCGCTCGGTTACGAACTTTGTGAACGGTGAACGTGGCTGGACGAAAAGCTCCGCTCCGATTGCGGATTTCCCGTCTAACCTGCCGACGTTCAACAACATCCCGATCATCCCGACGGATTCCATCACTGCCGGTGCCCGATACATCGTCAACTAAACTGAAAAGACCATGAAAAAAATTCTTTCGATCGCATTCACATTCGCGCTTGCGTTGAACACCTTCGCAACCGGCTCGGTGGCCATCAATACGCCGCAAAGTGGTTATGACACATTCGCCACCAATTCGCCGGCATACACGTCCATTACGAACGTGTTTTCCCCGGCGTTCACCTACACCCCGGTGGTTTCCGTGTTTCTGACTTCCGGCCCAACCAACGCGCTGCCACTGACCACGGTGGTTACCACATCCAACTTGGTTGTCACCATCAACACTTCGACAAACTGCGCGGTTGTTTGGTCTG